TCTACTCATAGATGTATCGTGGGATATGAAGAGATAGGTGATACCTACGCCGCTGTCCTGATAGCCAAAAACAGGCTTTATGCCGCCAATGCGGGTAATGCGCTCGCCGCCGAGACGTTTATGATAACTGGCGTAGAACCATTCAGGATACCAAATAATAAAATCGCCACTTTCGAGGTGATGTTGCGGAAGGTTGAGTAATGGTCAAGGCGCGATGGGATGATCGGAAACTGAATCGCCTGGTAGATGACCAAACCGAGAAGCTGTTATTGCGTATTGGCATTCGTGGTGAGGCTATAGCAAAGGAACTTATATCTGGCGAGTTAAGAGCAGTAGACGAAGGAACATTAAGAAGCCGGCTTACATACGCTATAAATCTTCGGCGCTTGTCGGTAAAGATAGGTATAGGTATTAGTGATAAGTTTGCCGAACCAATATTTTATGCAATATATGTTTTTTTAGGAACTGCTAAAATGCCAGCACGCCCTGTGTTAAGAACGATGCTGATGCGGTTACGGGCGGAGTTGAAAGGTAGATAATGGATATTAAGGCCTTATCAGACGGTATATACGCTGTATTCGTTGCCGATAGCGACCTGAAGACGGCTCTGGGTGGCAATACGGCGCGTCGGCTGTACGACACGAAAGCTCCGCAGAATCCAACGTTTCCCTATGCTGTCTTTCAGTATATCGCTGGTGATTACGATCTGACCTTTGGCGAGCTATTTGAGTTGACAACGTGGCAGTTTAGTATATTTCATAAAGACGAAGACCCCCTTGACAAGACAACGATCAATGACGTATTCAAGAAGATGGCGGCGGCTTATGATGAGGCAGAAGCGACAATGACCGTCTCTGGCTACAGCGTTATATCAGTTACACGAAGCACGTCGAATTTCTTGCCAACGCAAGACGAGACGCAACAGATGATTATAAACTACGAGATCATGATACAAAAATCACGATAGGAGGATATGATGGCAGCAACAGCAGGAAAAGGTGGGAATTTTACTTACACCGGCATTACTGTGTTGATCCAAAGCTGGACGCTAGACTATGCTGGCGATATGCTTGAGATAACGGCATTCAGCGACGCAGGAGTTGAAAAGAGTATAGTCGGCATCAAACGCTGGACGGCAACCGCAACAGGTCCATTGGATGATACTAATACAGCAGATGTTGGCGATACAGCGACAGTAACTCTATATGTAGTAGCTGCTGGCGTTAATTGGACTGGTACAGCCTGGATTGAAAGTATTAGCGATACATCAGATGCTCAAGGTGTCAATATGAGAACCTACGGTTTTAAGGGTAACGGCACACTTACTCCAGTTAGTTAAAGAGGTGATATAAATGGCAGCAACATCAGGAAAGTCAGGAGCCATATATTATCGTAAAGCATGGATCCAAGCGGTGACTCTCGCTATTGTAGATGGCGGCGTAGGCTCAGATACCATAACCGACTCTGGCAGCGGGCTCGTAACTGCGGGATTTGAAACTGGCGACATCATCACAGTGAGCGGAGCGGCGGTAGCAGCCGATAATTTTACAGTCGAATTAACTGGCGCGGCTGCTGGAACGCTTACCTTTGCAACCGGCACGGTTGATACAGGTGAGGGTGCTGGTGAATTGATAACTGTCCAGGAAGCACTTCCAGGCACTCAGGTGCTGGGATTTCATAATTGGACTGTTGACCGAAGTGTTGATCTGCCAGAAATTACTCGCTTTGAGGATGTGGGTGTTGAGAAAAGCATTGTCGGCGTCCGTAGATGGACAGCAACAGCAGATCGCTATTTCGAGACGACGCAATTAGCGCCTGAAAGCTGGGTTGGCGAGGAAGTTACTGTCAGATTCTTCTATCTCTACGACGCCGCCCCTAACGCCACCACTGTATATTTTTACGAGGGAAAATGTCTGGTGAGCGGCATCAGCGCCGATACAGACACTCAGGGCGTAGCGCAGGAAACGATCACCTTCACAGGGCAGGCTCAAGCATCTATGGTTGGCAATACAGGCATCGCTTTTGTCAACTCTAACCCCGATACTATCACCGACACGGGGGATGGATTTATAACCGCAGGATTTGAAGCTGGGCATAAGATCACCGTTTCGGGCGCGGCTGAATCAGGCAATAATGCCGATTTCACTATCGCGACAGTAGCCAAAGGAACGATCACGCTGGTCACCACCGATAGTCTTACAGTCGAGGCTGCTACTGAGGCAATTACCATACGATCAGAGGTACGGCTAACAACAAGATCGGTAGCATGGCCGACATAACGAACAGGAGAGGACAACAATGGGGGCAACACCGGGAAATGCAGCGCGGAATGTAGTTGAAGCAACACTCAAAGGAAAGAAATACACGTTCTTGGAGCCGGGACTTGATGAGTTGGCGTTATTCGAGTCGCACGTCAAGTCGAAGCGTCTGGAGACATATCTGGACGCCGCTAAGAATGTTCCACCTGAAGAAAAGCAGAATATGATAACGACAATTCTGAGGACTCCGTTGGATCAGGAGGCAGTTACTGAGGAGCTGAACACTCTCGAAGGTGTCAGGTACATGCTATATCTATGCTTGCGCAAGAACGAAGGTGTTGAATTAGACAACCTTAGCGATATAGTCGACCTGTCTAATCTGGACGAAGCAACTGCCATTCTGGACGGCATTGGCGGTGAAGAGGTGGACCCTCCCCAGACGAAAGCGGAGAGTCCTTAGCGTGGGATACCGTTCGTGCTCTTCTATCTAGTTTTTATAGCTGGTCACCTGGTGTTGTAGGTGAGTTGTCACCTCGCCAGGCAAGAATCTATATGAATCAGATACCTGTTATTGAGCGCATGTTTCATGGTGAGTCGGGCTCGTCATCCTCCGATAAGGAAATATTAGAAGAGGCTCGTATACTGGGCTTGAAGCCCCCGCGAGGTGAATAAGATCAAGATAGCAGAAGCATTCGTAGAGATAAAGGGAAATAAGGGTCATTTCAGCAAGACTATCTTTGCAGCGAAGCGCGAATTGAGTGGCTTTGGCAAATCTGCGACTAAGCCGCTCAAACTTGTCAAAATTGGGTTGGTTTCAATTACTGCGGCAGCTACTGCTGCAACCGTCGCTGTCAGTGCTTTAGCTATCAAAGGTACTCGTGATCTCGGTATATTCGGTCATCAGATGGCAGAAGTGAGCACTCTTCTTACAGCCAATGTCGATGCGATGACTCAAAGCCTATCCAAGAGTGTACGCTACCTCTCCTTGAAGGTTCCCCAGTCTACAGATATTTTGACCCGCGCTCTATATGATACTATATCGGCCGGAGTGGACTCGGCCGAATCAATAAAGATGCTTGGATTGGCGAGCAAGGCTGCAATCGCTGGCGTATCCAATGTTACCAGTGCGGTAAGACTCGCAACTTCAACAGTCAACGCACTGGGACTCTCTTTCAAAGACACCAACAAGGTTTTCGATACTGCCTTCGCTACGGTGCGCGTTGGCGTGATTACCTTCGAGCAATTGGCTGGGTCGTTGGGCCAAGTCTTGCCGGCAGCGAAGAAGCTTAAATCAGATATTACGGAGGTCTATGGCAGTATCGCCTTCCTGACTAAAGCAGGTATGAACGCTGAGATGGCTAGCATATCACTTGCCAGGGCATTTGATGCACTTGGTACTCAGTCAAGTAAACTAGAAGGCATGGGGATTAAAATATTCGGTAAAGCTGGCGATTACGTTGGTATTATCAATGTCATGGAACAAATCGCAGGGAAAATGCAGGGCTTGACCGACCAGGCGAAAATCAATTTGTTTAACGCGATGGGCTTCGATATAAGAGCGGCACGAGCTGTCATTACTATGACCGAAAATTTGGAAGGCTTCCGCAAGACACTTGGGGACGTTCAGGATTCCGCAGGGGCTACCGGTGTCGCCTATAAACGCATGGAAGGCACTCTGGTCAATCTGTGGAAGGGAATAAAGAATAGTTTTGCCGAATTATCCCGTAGTATTGGCGAAGGATTTATTGGTATAGCATCTGATGGAATAAAGGCAACTAAAGATCTGGTGGATAAAACAAGTGCTATAATAAGCGACAAGGGCGGCATTCTGAAAGTCTGGGAAATGCACGGCGAGGTTGTGGTGGCGATATTCCGCGATATGGCATCTACTGGATTGAAAATCATTAAAGAACTATTTAAGGGCATTAGTGAGTTGATTTCTGCCGTCGCCCTTCCTGCGTGGCAGAGTTATACTTTCAGATTTAAGCAATATTGGCGCAGCGTACTGGAGGATGCTTACGAT